GTGTACGAGACTAACATCTTCAACTATACACCGGAACCCCATGTGTCATACGGGGTGAACAGTTTAAAGCCATATTCGAGGGCTAAAAAGGATTGAGCACTATCTCTTCTGCTTTATCCTCGGGAAGTTCTGCAGCATATTCTGGATCATACCGCATTTTCCAAACGTGAACTCTATGGTCGAAATCCTGAGATAGGAGTTCACAATAGTTTGTGAGATTGGTTTTGCCTGCAAGTTCTTTCATCTTAACTCTGTATTCTTCATACTTATCTCTTCCGTGAAAGAACGCATCTCTCAATACTCCATCTATATTCATAGCATCTAGAGCATGATCTGACAGTTCTGTATCTTTGGATTTGACTCGCATAAATAAATTCTTTGTCATAGACTCTTCACACAGAGCTCCTACATGACAATCAATCTCTTTGATATAGGTTGTCTTCCGTTTAAGGAATTCAACTTCTTCTGGTTTCATGGATTCCACAAGTTCAGACTCTTTGTCTGGCATAGTATACTTTTGGCCGTATTCTCCCAAGAATTCGGAAATTGTTTTAATTCCAAACTTGATACTGGGGTCACAAGAACCATTGTTGTCGTCTCCATATGTCATTATGGAACAGAAGTCCCTATATCGTTTTTTATCTGGATTATACTTGAAAAAGCAACATCGCAAATTAATAGCTCCCACTAGTCCATTTAGAATAACTGTGAGGGAATTGCCACTAATATGTGTGCCACTCGTAAAAGCCACCAGATCTCCATTGAACATTACATAAGCATACGCTACATCAGCAGCCAAAACTTGCATAACCTTGATATCTTCCTCGGAATAGTCACATTCCTTGGCCAAAGTCACTAACATTTTGAAAGCTGTCAATATCAGTTGAGAGGGTATCTTCTGGTCATACTTTGAATAATCCCCTCCTATCAATTTCTCATGTTTGTTCATGAAGTTATGGAGTTGCTCCCATTCTTTACTCTCGGCATTTACGCCGACAGCACATTCAGAGAGCGTTGGATTCATTTGCAGGAAACGAATAATAGGTAAATAATACTTCCTAATTATCCATGTCATAGACATATTGTTAACGTAAAATATGCGACATTTGTCTTTTCCTAGCACTTCATCCTTTTTGGCAGCTTTAATTAAGCTATATACCCTTTTTCCTTGTTTATATTGCTCAAGAGTGTAATTAATCTCATTCATAATATCGTCATCTAAGACAAAATTATGTGGATAATCTTCAGTACTTGCAACTTGAGTCATAAACTTAGATTTGGCACCTGTTAAAGGAGCTCCTATTGCTGTATTCTTTTTAATGGCATCTATAAAACGTTTGCCTTTAATACCAAGGAGGTTTTCCTTATCATTTAATGGTTTCAGGTGTTTCCATTGCTCTGAGCTAATTTTTGTGATGAGTGGTGATAGATAATCATCAACAGCTCTCTCGACCAGCTCATATGGCAATGATTTAGCAGGTATAGCAAGATTGGCAAGGCATTGCTGCCATCCCCACCAATCTGGTTGCATCTTAGGTGGTCTCCACTTACTCTTTACTTGAAGCACTTGTTCAGCTTCTTTAAATATAGCAGTTTTAACCACATTGGATTTTGTTGTGGCGGCTCCCATGCATCGACCTTTATATTCAATCGTAGAATTCTTAGGCAGATAATTCATAGGAGATTTCTTGGGTGTTTCTTGGTCCTTAGACATAATTTCCTTACCCAGAATTTCAGTTCGAAACTCTCCGTCACATCCCACTTGGCACGTAAAATTCTTAGCATCATAATGTTCAAATGCTTTTTGCCAAATGGAAGTTGTTAATAGTGCAGCGCACCCATTGGGTGTTCCTGCTACACCACCAACATGAATCCCTAAGATGGAGGGTGTAGTACCTGCGGTGCACAAAACTGCACCACACAACCCTTCAAAGGTTGCTATAGATAAATTGCGGTAAAGAAGTCCATCAAATTGACAAACTCCATTATTAACTCTTTGTCTTCTTGCTGTTCCTTCAGCATGAATAAAATCTCCATCTCGTTTCCTATATGTCATGTGAAACGAGTGTTGAAATGCGCAATCATCTATAAGATACTGGGTCAAGTCCTTAAAGGATCCTCCTGTTGCACAATATACAATAGCCAAATCAGTTCCTGGTACTCTATATGTGTTAGTAGGTTCAATCCTTTCTTCAAAACTACCACCAACTTTATCTGGTTGTGATTTGTAGAATGTAACTGTAAAAGTATCTTGTTTCTCGATATAATGGTATGGTATAACCAAATAATTCGTTCGCAAAAACAAGACCGATGCTATTGCATCAATATCATCATAGTGAAATACACCATGTACAGTATTTTTTCCTACCAAGTTCTCCATTTGTTGATGTGTTGTAGTTTTGGCCCTGGAGGTGTATGTAACTGGTCTTTGTACTAAATTGGCCCAAGGGTTTTCTTCGAGATCTCTCTCGTTTACTTCTTGTTCATTAGGTTCCACAATATTCCCTTGAGTTTTAAGTAACAAATACTTTTTATAGGCTGATCTTATCAACATTATAATTCCTACGGCAGCACAAGCACTTAATATGTGCTTGCCTGATTTATCTCTTACATTTTTGACTATATTAGATGTAGTGTCAACTCTTTCAAGTAGAATCTGTCGTGCATATGATTGAACACTATACACAATTAATATTTGACAAACAAAATTTAAGGCAATAGGTATTAAAAAGAAAAACCAGGGACCA